AGCATCGTTTAAGTATTTCCAGTCAGTTTTGTAGAAGTCATAAGAACCTCTGCGGAAACCGCTAAATCCTAGGTTAAGCGCCATATCTTCACTATTGTTGAATACTCCGTAAGAAGTACCACCATTATAGTGAGCATTTACAGCTCCTAGCATATCATCAAAAGCAAGCGCAGTAGCTCTGTTTAAGAAAAGCATGTTTTCTTCAATAGCTCCTTGCTTGTCAAGATTTTTAAGTATTTCATCAAAGTCTTGAAGAGCAGTTCTATCAGCTCCCGCGTCGCTTAGTGTAGCTTCACCTGAATTAAAGTTTTGATAGATATTTCCTCTACTTTCAATAGCAGCAAAAAGACCTTCAGTACCTTTATATCCTTGATCGTTAGCTTCAGAGCCGTTACCAGAAGTAGCAGCTAGTTCACCTTCAACCATTGACATTTCAAGATAATCTTCAAAACGTAAACGAGTTTCGTGCTCAGACTTTAAATACCATAAGTATCCAGATGCTCCGTTTTCAGTAGTTACTTCAACCCATCCAATCTGTGCAGTATCAGAACCAGAGATAGAATATTTATCTTTAATAATGATAGGCGAGTTGCTAAACTGTTGGAAACCAGCATCAATAGATCCTGTCATACCAGCTGAACCTTTAGCAAATTCAGAACCGTAAACAAATACTTTTACAGTAACATCAGTACCAGTTGATAAACCAGCAGCATCTAATGTTTGCTCAGCATAAGGAGCAACTGTAAATGTATCTGTAGTTACAGAAATTACTACAGCTTTTACTGTTACAAGTCCTTCAGCAACCGCAACAGTCTGTCCAGCGCGTACAGCGTGTCCAGCTTCTGTAATTACATTAGTTCCTGTATTAGCAGATGCAGCATCATAAGCGATGTGCAGTCTTCCTTGCTCTGACCAAATAACTTGATCTGATGCAGAAGGAATTTCAGCTCCAACCATACGTAGGAAAGAAGATACTGAACGATTTCCGTAACGCTCAACTTCTTTTTCATATACGTCTGGTAAGAATTGTTGTGCAAATGTTCCACCACCAGTAGCAGAATCAAAAGTCAGGTAATTTCCTGAAAAAAGTGTTTTTGAAGGTGAAGGCGTTAATCCTGCTGGAAACGATCCACCTGTTTCAAATAATCCCATTTTTAATTATTTTTTATTGTTATTGTTTCATTTTAATTCTTAATCTAGAGCTGTCATCTCCACTAATTGCACGTATTTTAAATCCAGAATCAGTTGTAACCGCTTCGTGACCTTGACGAGGTGCCATATCTACATTTTTAGATTTTGCCATAGACTCTTTAATAGCGTCTGCCTTGCCTTGCTCATAAAAGTGATTTGCAATACTGTCTGCATTCATAGCAGTAAATAATGCTTTATGATAACCAGCTGCATCAGATAATTCATTATTACTGTCAACAAACTTGCTGACTAATGTGTTTATATCTGATTGAGATGATTTAACATTATCAATGTCTTTCACATTAAACCTGTATTTATTACTTCCAACTTTATATTCAAAACCTTTGAATTCATCAGAAAATAATTTGTTAGTTTGCTGCTCAAAAACATTTCTTTGCTGTTCACGCAATTTTTGTGTTGATTCTTGCTCAACTTTATAATCGTTGTAAAACTGAACCGCCTCTTTTTGTTCTGGAGTTAACTTTGAACTTAACTTAAGATCATCGTAATATTGATTCTTCAGATTAGAAAGATTTGATTTAGCTTCAGCAATTGATTCTTTAAATAGTAATTTTTTTCTTTTTACATCTCGCTCTTCATCAACTTCTTCATCATATGAAAAATTATCATCAATTAAAAAATCAATTTCATCTGTTGATAAATGCGGTTTTGTTTGTTGATAGTACTCACGCAGTAACTGCATGTCATCCATACTATCATAATCTTTATTAAGACTTACGTAGTCTTCAAGTGTTCCACCAGTTTCTTCCATAAACTTGACTAATTTGTCAATATTTTCTGGCAACTCATTGGTTTCTTGATTATTATTTACACTTTCCTCTTGTTCTTTAAGCTTATTAGGAATATCTTTTATTTTATCCGCTAATGTAGGCTCTTTTTCCTCTACAGCTTCCTCTTGTACAAGCTCTAGCGTTTGCTCTTCTGCTGCACTTTCATTGTTATCGGACCGTACTTCTTGGTCCACTTCCGGGCTATCTTCGGTTCGTTCGCCCACATCCACGCTTGTTGTTTCTTGCTCTTGAACGGCATTTGTTTCTTCTGTTTGAGGTTGTTGTCTTAAATCTACTTTTATGGTACCATCATCATCAACGGTAACATTTTTTGGCGTTTCTTCTGTTTGAACTTCTTCTTGTGGTTGTTCTTCAGTTTGTTGTTCAACTGTTTCTTGCACAGTCTCTTCAACGTTTGTCGTTTCTTCTGACATAATAAAATAATATAAAATTGGTTAAATAAAAATTATCTAGGCTCGAACATTTCTAAATTAAATCCGCTACCCATTGTATCATTTCCTGCAGATTCAAATTCTTGTTCGCCTTTTTTGTCTTTTCTTTGCTCTATAAGTTTAGACTGCTGAGAAGCTTGTATGCGAGTTCTTTCGTCTTTACGGTCTTCTTTATACTTTTCTTTATCAGTAAGCATATCAGTCTCTTTATCTTTAAGAGCCATATTAAGATCAAACTCATATTTCATAAGCTCTTTCTTAAGTTCTTTTTCTTGCATCATTTTTTGCATTTCAAGATCATTTTCAATTTGAATAAGCTGAACTTTTTGTCCTGTAATTGCCTCATTCTTTTGAATTTCCATTTGAGCAGCTACTTGTGTATTTTGCGAATTAGCATCTGCTTGTGCTTGAATATTGCGTTGTTGGGCTTCTTGATCTTGCTCAAGTTTTTTCTTACGCCTTACTTTTAATAATTGATTAGCAAGTTTAATATTTTTAATTTCTCTAATATCAATAGCATCTTCAAGATATATTTGATCTTTAGCTAATGCTTGTTGAATATTGTTTTCAAGCATTTGTTTTTCTTCCTCATCTGGTGCTAACTCAATAAATATACCAAAATCATGTAAATGCATATTCTTAATATCCTCTAATGTACCTACATTGAATCTTCCTATGCTAGATATAAATGCATCTCTTGTAGGTGAAAACTCTAAAACATCTGATATACGTAAACTAATAGCTTCAGCAGTTTTAGCTGTAAGATAAAGACTGGATTGTAATATGTGTCTTGTAGCAGTGTTTGAATTTGCTGCTGCAAGTTTTTGAACTCCAACTAATGCATTAGCATCTGGTGTTGAGCCATCCCTTGCTTCATTTAGTCCGGTTACATCTCTAATCATTTGAAGGTAATAATTATAAGTGTTTATAAGTGAACTTATTTTATTATTACCGCCATTAGAGGTTAATTCAGTAATTGGTACTCTACCAGGATTCATATCGCCTTCATTGGTCATTGACCTACCAATAACGGAACCTGTTTGAAAAAACATATTTAATGCTTCTTGCGGATTATAATTTGTACCATTACCTAAATCTATTTCAGCTAATCCATCTGCATCTAAATAAACTCCATCAGGTATCATTCTTGACATTACCTGTTGTAGCTTTAAATGAGTTAATTGAATCATATCTGCAAAGCCTGTGATGCGACTTACAAGGGATTCAATACGACCTTTATATATTCTCGGAGCTACTACATGATAATTAAGCATTACTTTTGTAGTATCGCTTTTGGGTCTAATCATGTTTTTAGCAAGCTCCCATTTCAACATTTTTTTAGTACCAAGTACAAACGCACCATCATATACAACTTCAATAGATCTAGCTTCTTTTGAAAATCTAGCTCTATCGTCTTTAGGTGGGTTAAATTGATCTGTTTTAGGTATTGCTTTATCTGCACCGCTTGCAGTTTTCTTTACTTTAAATACTTGATTATTATATGTTTTATAATTAAAATATAAAACTTGTATTGTATTAGCATCAAGCACACTGTCCTCATTTATAAAACGATTATGTGATGCTGATGTTTGAGTACCTTGTTTAGTTAAATCTTTTAAATCCTCTTCTGTTAATTCAGGAAACTGTTGCTTTAACTCGTTTATTGTAACACTTTTAACTTCACCTATATAATATATATCGTCAAAATATGGAGAATATGTATATGAATAAACAATATCTGCAGGATCAACATACTTAACTTTAATGCCTTCTGATGTATTAAAATCATTTTTTGCTGCTCCAATACCAATTGTAACTAAATCATAGTTAATTCTACGCTGAGTTAATTCATAATTATTTGCATTCATTACAGAATTAATAGCTTGCTCTTCAGCTATTTCAATTGCTTGTTTGTATTCAAGCTGCATATGTAATGATAATTCTTCTTCTGTCTCAGGAAGTTGCTCAGGATCATTTGCATATACATTTATGCCTAATTGATTTTGAATTTGGTCTGATATTGCTCTTGTTTGCATATCAGCCATTATTGACTCTACATACCTAGTACGCTGTTTAACAGACGAAGGATCTTGACTAAAAGCTTTAATATCGTAAAGTCTATCTGACATACCATTCACTACAATATCAACAAACTTAGGAATAATAGGTACAGGCTTCCAATCTAAATTAAGATATGACAAATCACCATTAATAGATAATTCATCTTTGTATTTTTTTACCGACTGCTCGCCTCTAGCATATAGTCTAAGTCTATGATATTCATCTCTGTTAGAATAAAAACGCGTAGCCCCACTATCTCTTTTGAACCATTCGTGTTCAATAGCACGAGCCACTTTTAATCCGTATTCTAAACCAGCCTTCTCAGCATCGCTTGCGATTTGACTTGGAAATGAACTTTTTAATATTGTTTCAGCCATGCTATTTAATTATTTGCGAATGCATTCCTTTATTGTTAAATCTTTTCATTTTTATTCCTAACGATTGTTTTTCGTATTTTGGTTTTGGATGATATAAATGCCTATTGCACGCCATAATAGCGAGCCCAGAACTAATAGTTGCATCATATTTTGTTCTTTTATTTATATCAAACCTTGCCCAATCGTTTAATGTTCTATTAAAATATATATTACCACTGCCTTCTTCATTATAACCAACATATTTATCTATGTAAGTTTCTATAGCAGCCGCGTGAGCTTGTTTTATATCTTCTGATGTATTAGGTATACCACCTATTTCTTTTTCTGTTACAGATAGTTTATTCCAAATTTTATCAGGACGATTCATTGAAAATCCTCTGTAACCTCTTCGTTTTAAATAATATAATAATCTTGGTTTATTATTTTCTGCTAATATTGGCATCCCGTAATATACTAACGCCATAAGCATATCCTCAAAAAATATTTCTGCAGTTTGAGGTCTAGCAACATATTCTAAAAAAAATGTATTAGGTGGTGCATCTTCCATACTAAACTTAGTAAGTCCATGCAACGAACCCTTAGAACCAATACCATCTGTAGTACCTGATATATCATATGAGTCACATCCAAACGCTCCCATATGCTCATTACCAGGATATTTCATTCCATTCTTTATTATTACGTTGTTTTCTAGGTTTTTAGGAGGTGTCCAGCTAACAAAAAATCTACCACTATTATTAGGTGTAAATATTACCTGGCTATCTTTTATTCCATTTTCCCATGAAAACGATCCTTTAGTAACAAGCCCGTCGCGAATAGCGCTTTCATTAAAATCAATTTGCTCGTATATTTTACTTAAATTAAAAATACTATTTTTAGCTTCATCTCGAAACGCATGTTCTTCAGTGCGAGGGAATTGCCTATAGTATTCGTTTAAACCATCGCTATCGTGTTTTAAACCTTCAACTTCATTTTCCCAAAACTCTATGACTCCGGTATCGATATACTCTTCATCATTTCCAAAGACGGGTTCTTCTGGAGTATCAAAGACAGGGTATCCAAAAGAATCAATGTATCCTTCGTAGTTCCATTCCATAGGTATGAACAAACTATATAATCCCGAGCTAGTCTGTCCATTTTTGTTGCGTCTTGTAACGTCTGAGTCATAATAAAGCTTTTTGAAGTTGTCACCACCTTTTTCTAATGCATTGGATGTTGATCCCATCATACACTTTCCTATAATTCTACTACCTAATCGTAATGTTGTTTTTGTTACACGCCAGTTGTTTAATATGTTATCAGGTCTTTCCCATTTACCTGATTCATCATGCACCAGTAATCTAAGCTTTTCACCATCATAACTATTATCGCCAGTATTTTTCCAGTCTATCGTTGTATCAAGTCCCTCAAGTATTTGTTTTTCGCTCGTTTCTGTAATCGATTTCTTAGTGAGTTTGGATGCTGGTACCCTGTATGCAAGTTCTGATTTTGGTCTATCCATACCGTCTTGTATCGGTTTGAAAAAGAACGGGTAGTTAACGGATATTGGTACAACCTTGTCTGTAAACATTTTTTTAGCATCAGCACCGGACTTTGATAATATTCCAAATCTAGCATCTGATGTAATTGTAGCTTGGTTAACAGTTTCTGCTGACGACATAAAGCTAAACCCAGACCGTCTATTTTTGAGGTAGCACATTCCATAACATCTTTTATCTGCCTTGCATGCTTCCCAGAATATAAAGAATAATCTATTTGCTTCTCTATAATCTGGTTTCCCAACATCAATTTTAGTGTGCTGCAGGTACATATAATGAGAACCAGTGATAAAAGTAGGGAGACCTTTATTAATGAACCAATAACCTTCTTCGCGTCTGGTAAATTCTCTATCAATATATGCATACCATTTGTTTTTAAAAGACTCCGGATACGATTCCCAATCAAATATACTTTTTACGTTTTTGAGTTCTTTAGGAAACTCGTGCGGCATCCATCTACTATCATTGTTATCTATTTCTTTTGGCACCGGCGGTAATGCTATACACAATCCTTGCAGCTCAATGATTTCACCTATCTTACCAGTTTTACTTATAACAACAATATCATGCTCTTTATTATATCCGTACAACCATTTATTATACCTATTTAATCTTTTGATTACGTTAGGCTTAACAGGAGTTACGGTTTTAACTAATGTCTGTTCGTACATTATTTAGATCTTCTTTCAGCAAATCCACCAAATGCTTCTTTCTTTTCAATGGGTTTATCTTCCATTAAATTCTTTTCAGCTTCTATGCGTGTAAGAATTTCAAAAGCATCGAATATTGCAAGCTTTTTAGTTGCAGCAGCATTCTTTAATCTATCAGCAGCAAGTTCGTCATCACCGCCTTCAACAATTATTTCTTCTTCTGCTACTCTTATAAGTTCGTGTACTGCCTTATACCCAGCTTGTATTATACTCGACTTCAGTTCCTTTGCGTTCATATTTAATTGAAATTGAATTAAGCGGTACTCTATATAATTTTTCGTTGTCTATAACGAACTCATATTCACTGTTTGGTGTAAAACCTATTAAATCATCATCTTGTAATCCAAAGCTCTTTAAATCGCTTCCTAGGTGCTTTAAAACACCTGTGAGTGGCTCTTCTTTGTCTTCAGTAAGATTATTTGTGCTTTTAATTGGTTTTACAAAGCAAAATCCAGGTGGTGTGTACCATTTACCACTTCGTTTATATAAAAATATTTGGTCACTAAAGCAAAAGTATTTATCTTCTTCAAAATAGTTACGACTATTTTTTTCATTACCTCGCATGTCATAATATCTTCTAAATACATTATGATGAATAATTACTTCATCGCCTATTTGTAGATCATATTCGTCTTTAATAATCGGTGTTTCAATTATAATACCCGATCTGTTTACAAACTTATGATCTTCTATTGATGTATTTAATATTAATTCTTGACCTTCAACATCTTTCTTATTACTGTATCTACCGTCAATTGGTTCAACAATATAAGCATGTGTATGCTTCATTAATATTCTAAATTAAATTCTATTGATACTGCCATGTTTTTATTAAATTCTTTCCAAGGTAAAACCTCATCTTTCTTTTTAATATATATTTTATAGCAGTTTTCTTCTTCTAGTATCTCTGATATAATGTGACCACCAAAAACTTCTTGACCAACGCTGTAATGCATTGCATCGTTTTTATAGTCACGACCAATACTAATCTTCCGTATTAGATTCATCTTCTTTAATTGTTTCGTAACTACCATCTTCTATGCTAATGTTAATCTTACCATAAGATTCTTGTAGTTCAGATTTAAATTTATTTAACTCTTGACTAATCAGGTCATATCTATGTAAAAGCGTATGCTTTTGTATTTCAATCGAACCTAGTTGATTTTGTGTTGATTTTAACACGGTTGATAAATTTTGAAGCTTAGTCAGCTCTTCAGTTTTAATTTGATTTTTCATTGTATAAAATTTAGTTGAATATAAGTATTTATTACGTATTTTTATCTGTGTGCAAACGCAATATAAATATAAGTTTGCCCGTTTGCATTTGCTGCTGAATCTGTAGAATTTAATTCAAAACCATCAGGTAAAATATCTATTCCATTTGTTATATTTAAAGTGCTTTCAGATATACTAGTCGATGCATCTAAAAAAGAATCATTATTTGTTGTACCGCCTCTTTTACTATCTGCAATAACCCACCTATCCCCTGTTCTTTTTGTTATCATAACCCAAGCGGGTTCAAATCCTGTATAAATAAAAGGCCCGCTAGTAGATCCATTTCCAATATATGAATCTATTTTACTAAAACCAGGAACAGAGTGCCAAGCGTAACATATATAACGATCAGTTCTATTACCAACACCACTGTCATTACCAATATTAATTAAAGAACTTGTAGGTGCTGCTGAATAAACAGTGCTAGATTGAGCTTCTGTAGCGCCCGTAAGTCTTTTATAATGTGTATCGCTTGATAAACCTTTATGCCAAATAAACCAATCAGGTGTACTCCAATCAATATCTTTAATAATAATCATTTCAGGAGGTTTAGACAAACCATGCGCAAAACTTTTATTCGCTCCAGTAACTTCACCCGTATATTTTACAATACTAAACCCATTATCTTTATTTGCACTAACACCATCTGGTGTTATTGTACCTGTATCTAATCCTAATGTTGAAGCACTAGCATCTGATGTTACTGTACCGTTTTCTAGTATATTATATGTGTTATCATTACCCGCTGCTTTCCATGACCAACCAACGTAGGTATAACTTGAATTATTCCAGTTACTATTTAAGCCGCCCAAAGTAAATCCATTAGTATTAAATTGAGGGGCAGAGCTATTTGTATCAAGAACAGCGGTTGTATTTGCTATTAAAAAAGTATTATCTCCATTTATAGAATCAGTAAGCATATTATTAAAAGCACCACTCCTTGATTTTATCCAAACCAAATCAGGTTTATACCCAGTAATAATTTTTTGAGTTCCACTATTACCACTATAAGTTGTAGCACTAAAATTATCTTCAGGGTAATTAGCATCTTGAATAAATTCATTACCATCACCTAATGTAGCTACACCGTTAGAGTATTTAACTGGGTCTTCAGCGAA